AGATACCAAGCGATGCAGACGAAGAAGATGATGTTGAACAAGCCCCTTGCACTCTCATCACTTCTAAAACAGCCCCCGTAGGGTTGTTTAATCAATCAATGCTGACCCCACCAGGTCTTACCTCACACCAGAAATAGAAACACTGAACCAATGCACACTATAAATCTGGGTAAGATGAATGGTGGAACTACAACAGAGAAGTCTGTAAAGAACTGGGTATTAAAGAATTCCATGAAGATGGCTCAAAGAGAAAAGTCACTCCTGAAGAATTTAAATTAATCAAGGAAGTTCACCGAGATCTAAAAGCAAAGAACCCTAATAAAACAGCATTTGAAAAGAAATGGAAGAAAGCACGTAAAGACGCTACTGGTGAAGAGATCAGCATTATTTAGGAGAAATCCAAATGATTCCAAGCTAAGATGAAGAATGATCCCTCTATACTCTGACGACATAACAGATGAACTGTTGATCGGGTAGTTGCAATGTTACTCAAGCTTGACACTGCTGGTTAGATGACTCCATTCTGGGAAGGTATTTATTCTAAGATTGTTTTCTATCATACTTATGAAACTTAACTTCATTTCCACCCTTACGTGTATACTACGACGGCCATCCCCTATACCCTTTGAGAAGAACTCTCCAAGAGATATCGACATTTAGATTCCACTTTCGTCAAGACTGGTGTTAAAACTATCACAGTCTCAGACTATGTACTCTTATCTGATCCTTCTGGAGCTCGATAGAAACTTGTCGATTTTTAGGCTAAGTGCAATTCTTCTGTTTATCCCAAACTCGTCCCAACAGAGAAACCCGTTGATTTAGATGGCAAAACTTGAGCTACTTATGCCCCAGCATTAGTACATCTCTACAACAAAGAAGTTGTTATGCACGGTGATTTTTGAGCCCTAGCCCTCTTGAAAGGTCCTCCAATCCCTGATAGAGCTAAAGCCGCCATTGCTGAACTGTTTAAGATTAAACCCAAGCCTGTTCTTGAAGAGACTAAAGAAGAAATGAAAGAAGAAAAGAAATCTATTAGAGGTGCTAAGAAACTTAAATCAAATGCAGTGAATCTTACTGACGATTAAATTTTCGATCTATACAACTCAAATCTTCCACCTATCTTATCTCAAGAACTCACTTACAAGCCTGCCTTTTAAGTCGATGCTAATAAGAATTTGGTTTCTTAAGCTAAAAGGTCTGTTTCGCCAATTTGGGCCAAGTTGATGACGCTCTTGGGGATTATTTACACTTCTGTAGAGACCACTGTTATGGGCAATACTTCAGGTGGACATGATTCTTTGTGATCTCTTGCTGATAAACTCACTGCTAGGATGTACAATGAAATGATGGATAATCCACCTATCATTGTGGATGTCGGTTCTAAATTCAAGGTCTTTAACTGAATATGTAATCTCAAGGAATGGTATAACATCAATGGTGCTCCCCCAGCTGCTCTTTTTGACGGACGTGGTCAACTCTATAGACAAGTTCTCTATGAAAATTCAAATCAATAAATGATTGATGCATTCTTCACGACCATCTATGATGCACATGTGGCTGGGATTAATGTTTGAATTTCTGTTAGACCTGATGATAGTCCTTATGATGAGAAGTACTGGACGAGCAACTCTTTACCATATTGTAATGATTCATCAAAAGCATATCTCTGGGTAGGTGCATGAATGACTCTAGAGGAATTCCTTACTTGAAAGCAAGCCTCCGATAAACGAATCCTCAAGATCTTGCCATCAGCACAGTTCATTTTTAACGATTGTCACTATTACATACCAACTGAGACTTATAAAATGCACTGGATTAAACACAGCATGTGTCACTTTCAAGGTATGCAATATAGCACTATTCCTGGTAGGTATTTTTATCCTTAAGCTGAAGGGCAATTTGTTGTTGACGAAGAATCTGATTATCAACATGTACACTCTATGCCAAACCTCGCTGGTACTACTTACTATCATAAGAACGTCTAATTCGTTTCCGAGAAATATCTTGAACTAGACCTGGCTTGGTTTACTTACTTCCTTGCTTCCTCTAGAGGTAGTGATGTTAAGATTGTTGCTCCACTATCATTGGGTCGTGACTAGACCAACATACAATCATAGTGGATGTTAGACTACATAGGAGCAGGTAAATAGGCTATTGTGCTACCTTACAAATCCAAGTGGCAACTTACTCAAACTCCCATTGTCAGCTATAAACCGTCCTCACAAGAAATAGAGAATTACGTCATTACCGAAGAATTTCCATTCCTCAGACACGACTGACTCGAGTCTTATGCTGTTGCATATGGCACAAAGATTAAAGACTTCACTCATGTTCAGACTGAATCCACATCTTTTTCTTTCATGTCCTTTGGCAGACATCTTTTCTGCATTCTTTTGCTCATTTCTTCTTTTTACTTCCTTACTACTCAAGTCTCTTTCGACATAATTCTTCCTTGATCATATCACGGTTATCATACCACCTCTGTTCCTCCTGAAGATCAGTAATACTGTCGAAACCTTACACTGACCTCCTGGACAAATAACTCACTCCTTACTATTTCTTAATTTGAGTGAGTTCTTGAAATTGAAGACCTTAGAGATGGTGCAGAAGAAGTCTTTGACCTCTTTATGAAAGATTCCCCGAGGGGCAGATCATTCAGAACGCGAAAACTCTCATAAATGAATTCTCTGTGCAGGCCTGACAAATCAGAACTCCGCACGACTGATCTCTTCTGTGAATATTATGATTTCGGCATCAAAGTAGAGCATGTTGAAGCTGAATACGAATGGTACCAATATGAGTTAGGTGGAGACGTCATGAATCCTCTTGCTATACAAGATTGGCTCAGTGAGTCTATATTATCTGAGTAGGATTATGACAAATGTATTGAAGCTAGATGATGGTATACTTATCACACTTATCCCGCACCTCTCAAGTACGAAACTATGACCAAGACTGTCTATGTTCTCCCTATCATCGCTCTTTGTTTGTATGTCCTCCTAAACATCTTTAACTCCTGCTTATCTTTAAGATATTATGTTGTTGTAGTTTTTGGCGCAGAAGCTAAGCGAAGCTTGTATAAACCTAGCATTTGTTTCTTTGGATTTCCTATCAGTGATATTGATGAAAGCAACCCCAATTACCATGAGACTGAGTACAAATCGATTCTTCCAAAACATAAGATTATGTATTTCGGCGGAAAACTTAAAGCCTACACCAAGAAATGGGATGGCAAGGTTGAAGTTGATAGTCATGCTCTGATCAATTCTGCATATAACCGGAATGCCCTAGCAGAGATTCAAAAGGTTTAAAACAACGCTTAGGATGCCACTTGATCAGTTAAAGCAACCAAGACTGGTTATGATGTCTACGATGTTGATAACAAGCCTCTCTGAGAGTTTATGTGGGACTACAAATCAACTTCTAACGTTGTGTATGGTTTGGTGAAAAGACATCTCGCTTCAAAGCTTTGACCAGACAAGAAAATTCTGTCTGTATTCACTGTTCAGTCTCACATCTTTCTGCTAAACTGCATCACTTCTATTGACCCATACTCTCTTTAGTATTAATCACCAGAGGATTGGATTTCTGCAAAGACCACTTGGACGCCGGTTAAGAAAGCTAAGTACTTGAAAAACATTCATAATCAGCTTCTTAACCCAAACCTTTCCAACTTCAAGGGATCTTTCAAGATTATGGTTAAGAATGGTGAAACGTTTGTCGCTTCAAATCCACACTTTGCTGATTCTCGTCCCTGAAATTTGTTTAACCCTTCAAACAATTTCTGCGGTCTCACTACATACATCTAATCTTATATCTTGTAGGACGTTAAATCTATTCTTCCTTCATTCTCCCATGGTGATACTGCTTCTTCCCTCAAGACTCGAGTTCTCAAAATCCTCGGTGATCGAAATCTCGATGACTATGTCTCAATCTCTATTGATGGTTCAGCGTTTGATTCCAATCAACACAAGGAGCTTATAGAAGCTGTTGACGTTAAGTTCTTTAATCTCTATTGACCATGACTACAACAGATCATCTGAATGGTTTTAGACAATCTTGGATATTCTCATGAAAGGCTTAAAGACATTATTGACGGAATTGAATGGTAGTTCACTTCTACTAAGTTTGATTTCTTCTTACCTTTTGAAACTCATGTCATTAATCCATGATCACTTAAAGACTGGCGTAAGAACTACATCGGAATGTCCATTGATGGTACTACTTTTTCTGGTCATCCAACGAGGACTACTCTTGGTAACACGTTGTGATCCATCTGTTATGCTGATTATATGTGCACCTAGGCAGGTGTTGAAAGTCTATATATGGCAGCTGGTGATGATTTAGTCTTCTGGGTAAAGAAAGTAGACAAGCATCTTCTCGAGTCAACAATTTCGAATTTAACCTCCATTACTAATGATGTCAATGTTCCCATGGGTTTAGGCCAATGCGTCAAGGAGATTTCTGTTAAGTCTTGGTGGGACATAGACTTTTGTTCTAAGAAATGTCTTCTTCTTGGCACTCATTGGTATGTTCTCAGAGATCCTTCTAAGGTATGCTTCTAGAAACAACAATACTTTGGTCAGTCTCATTAAATTCATGACAACCCAACTAAGCACATTGGTGCGCTTTAGCAGTCACTTAACACTGATTTGGATATCACTGTACTATAAGACATCTTTTGAGTTAGAATCGATATGTATGGTATTGACGATGGAATTGAGAGAGCTTTTGAAAAAGAATGGAATCATTACATTCAGCCAGAACACAAACAGATCCTCAGCGAATGGGTCATGCTCTCTTGTGGTATTACTCCCTCTGCTCTAGTCAATCTTTCTAAATTTAAATTTCTCAAACGCGGCGCTCCCCTTTGAATATCAGAGGAGAGTGCGAGTAGAGAATTAATAAATCAATGTAAACCAGTTGAACCAACTGACAACCAAAAGAAAGAAAAGAAAGAAAACCAAAACAGAGAAGACAGCAGATTAAGAATGAAGTTTGAAAGGACGTAAAGAAAGAACTGAAGAAGCAGAATCGGCCTAAGAACCTTATTGATCTTCAGCATCAGCATTATGATCGCTATTTTCTCTCCAAAATGTTTCCAGGCAAAGTTGACTGCCAGTACATGGCCGGCGGACATCCTATTAACATGCCAGTCAAGCACGCACACGGCACATATGTCACATCTTATGACGGAACTTAGAACTACTATGTCGTCTTCTATTGCCCAACTTCAGGAGCCAATTCTGCATCTTGAAGCTCAGGATTTGTTATCTCCACAACTAATAACACCTCCACCAACTACACTAACACCTCACTGAATGGCAATTCAATGGCCACTATCTATTCAGGAGATTTCAATGTCTTCTCAGAAAGTGGATTTGTGTATACAGGAATAATGAAGCTTACCATGGCAGCGCCTGCTGCTACAGCAACTCGATTAGCTTACACTGGCAAGCTTAATTATAGACAACTCTCAGATGGCATTTCCCTCTAATAGCTCATCGCCACAGGTAAGCCCACTAACACCTATGCTTTGGCCTCAGCGATCCAAAATGAAAATCTCATTTTCTAGGAAACTCCTACATCCACTGATCTTCAAGCAGAAGAAGTCTCTTATCTTGTAATCACCAAGCCATATATTCCAACATCAGGAACAGGAAGTGTGCCCTTCACGATGGCCTTCAAATATTCCATATCTTATGTCTTCAATCCATTAAGATCCAATAATTTTGCAAATGGCTTAGCTGATGTAAGCAACATGGTCAATCCCGACTCTCGATCCATAGGCGACTCGATCCTTTGAGATATAGACCTCTCCATGATTGAAAGAGTCGATAAGAATTACTTAGACGCTTTTGACAGCCTAGACAAAATCGAAGGTAATGTCATTTGACTTCCCCAAAGGATTGACAAGTTGCTCGGTGACAAACTCAACATCTCTAACGAATCGTTCCACAGTGCCAGACAAGACAAATCCATCTATTGAGCTAGGAGAAATGGCCTGCGCAGTGCTAGCACTAATGACTCTAGTAATCTTCGGGTCTCGTAAGGAATGAATGTCACTGACTCTCTGTTCTATGTCGCAGAAGCGGAATGAATCATTAGAAGACTTCACATAGATCACACTCCGGTAAGTCAAGCTATCCTTGATCAAATACTCTCAGGGTTTGATTAATATCTCGCAATACCACCAGTTGCTTAACCAGGATAGATTTTAGACGACATGATCTGTGACCGCCTCATAACTCTTCAAGAACCAGAAGAGGAGAAGATTCCACCACCAGAATTGACAAGGAAAAGCTGATTCAAAATCGAAACGATCTCACAAGAACCTCAATAAGATCACTCATCCGATCGTTCTCATTCCAGAGATAATCTTGACCTCTCTTAGTCAATTCTCGATGATGCTGTCTGAGTAGTGCAGATGGCTCGTCAACGAACGAAAGCCACCCGATCCGAGGTGGATGGCTCATCGCCAATCAGGGGGTCCCTGGTAATCATACCCCCACGCGTAACGCGTCTTTCGTCGGTCATGGCGCCGTAAAAGCCTAGGGAGAAAATCTCCC